ACCCGGAGCGCAGCGCATTCAAGGACTTGAGCGCCGCCAACGAGATTGAGCGCGGATATCGGCCCCGCATCGCTGGCTATACCGGCGAGTGCATTTTGGAAATCACACTCGGCTTGGTCAACGAAACGCGCAAGATTGTGCGTGTTCGTCTCCTTGAGGACGACGGCGAAACTGTTCGCGAACTCATGCTCAACAACGGCGTCTATCAGGTCAAAAAGTGGACGCGCGACAAGGCCGGATTTGTTGAAGGCGCAACCGTTACGCCAACCCGTAACGGCGCAGTCCTGAATGAGATTCCGTTCGTGCTGGTTTCCACATCGGACAAGCTGACCCCAACCCCGTCGATGTTGCAGCACGCCGTTGACCTGAACCTACAGCATTACAGGATTCAGGGTCTTCTCACGTCGGTTCTGTATTTTCTCTCCGCTCCCATCCCGGTCGTCACCGGACTGAAATCTGTCAGCATGAAGGACGCTAAGGGCAACGAAGTCGTCGATGAGTACGGCAACGTGAAGATGGTGCCGATCAACCTGAACGTTGCGCCGGGTGCCGCGTGGGTTTTCCCCGAAGAGGGCACGAAGGCCGAGTATCTAGAATTCAGCGGCGCAGGCGCAACGGTCATCACCGACGAATTGCGAAACGTCAAAGACGAGCTATCGACACTGGGTCATTCCATCATGACACCGGAGAAGCCCGCTCCGGAAGCACCTGAAACGCAGATGCTACGCCGTGCAGCGGAGAATGCCACGCTGGCAGGATTTACCCGCACGATCAGCCGAAAGCTGGAACGCGCGCTCAAGCAATTTGCCCTGTGGGCCGATCCAGCAGCGGCAGCCACCCTCGCTTACAGCCTCAACACCGACTTTCTCCCGCAGCAGATGAGCCCGCAGGAAATGACGGCCATGATGGGCATGTGGCAGGCCGGTGCGATCACGCATGAAACGCTCCTGTTCGCGCTCCGCGATGGTGAGATTGTCAGCCCAACCCTCGACATCGAGGCAGAGGTCGAACGCACCAAGAGCGAGACGGCTGATCGTCCGCCGGTTCTGTAATGGCGACCGTCAACGAAGCCCTGCGTGACAGGGCAATCCGTCATGCGATTGAGTTGGGGAGGTACGGAAACGGCCTCTCCAACCGGATCGTCGCGCTTCTTGATAGCGCAAACGAGGAAATCCTCGAAAAGCTGGCCGGTCGGCTCGCTGCCATCGAGGAGCGCGGCCTAGACATCGGGCCAGGCACAACCGCGCGTCTGAACCGGATGCTCGAAGAGCTACGTTTCCTCAACGGCGCGATCTACGCGCAGGTTCACGACCAGCTAACCGACGAGCTGGCCGACTTCGCATCTGTGGAGGCTGGCTTTCAAAAAGCTGCCCTCGACAGCGCGATCGCCGTTGATGTGGCGACGACGTTGCCCGCGCCCGCGTTGCTCCGGTCCATTGTTGAGAATGCGCCAATGGAAGGCCGGCTGCTCAAGGGCTGGACGACCGGCATGGAGCAAGGCCGGATCGAGCGCATCAATCAGGCGATCCGGCTGGGGCTGGTTCAGGGCGAGAACACCGACAAGATCGTTGCTCGTATCCGTGGCACCAAAGCCGCTCGCTACACCGATGGCGTTCTGGATATCAGCCGTCGATCTGCTCAATCGATCGTCCGCACGGCGACCACGCATGTAAGCAATCAGGCAGCGCAGCAGACTTGGAAGGCCAACGATCACCTCGTCAAAGGCTGGCAGTTTGTCAGTACGCTGGACAGTCGCACAACTGTGACGTGCGCCGCTTTGAGCGGCACCGTGCATCCCATTGGCGAAGGCCCTATCCCGCCGCGCCATATCCGCTGTCGCTCGATCAGCATTGCGGTAACGAAAAGCTTTCGCGAACTAGGCGTGGACAAGGACGAACTATCACCGGGTCAACGCGCCTCGATGGACGGTCAGGTGGCCGGGGACACGACGTTCAGCAAGTGGCTGACCGACAAGGGCGCACCCACACAGGACACCATTCTAGGACCGACGCGCGCCAAGCTGTTCCGTGATGGAAAGCTGAACCTGTCCGACTTCATCAAAGCGGATGGCACGGTGCTGACGTTGGAGCAGCTAAAAGCCCGGCACGGAATCATCTTGGAGTGACGATGGCGGCGGCATCGTCGCGGCGAAGGCTTTGACCGCCGCCGCTTGTATCAAGCTGTCGTTGAACTCCCGAGCAGCGGTGTTGATGTCTGCATAGATTCGATCTGAACTAACGCCCATCACCCGCAGAGCGTCGAGTATGGTGGATTTGGTGAAATACTGGATGATGTAGATAATCGGATCGTATCCGGGCAAAAGCTCTTGGTTGCCAGCGCAATGTAACGTCATCACGCTATCCTGCGCCATCGACCGCTTGTTCATTGTTTCTGACGGCACAAGCAGGGGCGGACCGGACCAAGCTGTGAACGGGTCGATCCTTTCCGGTCGACTGTCTTTGGTCAGATTGTCCCGTGTAATCGTCACGATCGAACCGGGAGTTTCGTTCCCGAGTATGTCTTTTGCGGGCTGACAGGCAAAATACAAAGCAACAAGTGGATTGGTCGTCCAGTCGAGAAGCGCGGTAGGAATGCCATAGTGCTGTGCCAACACCAGCCACTGTAGATCGCTAATCGATCTATCAACAAAGCGCCTTGCCGCATCTTTCCATCGGGCCAAATCGTGCGCGTCTTGGATGCCGTGCATTCCGTCACGGAACGATGACGGTACTACCTGCCACGTCTTGTTGCCATGTCCCCGATAAAGTGAACCCTCAACATGCCTAGTTGAGATGTGATTCAGGTACGCGGCCACCTGCTGAAAGCCGACTACGGTGTTGCCCACAAAACCCCCTGAAAGCGCCTGCTAAATATCATGCTGTCATGTGGCAGTAACCTGAAACGGCTGTGCCGAGAAGGACTATAATGTCTGAAACTAACCAAGAGACCACGACAAGTGGCGAAGACCTTGCAGCTATCGTTGCTGAACTCCGTGCCGAACTAAACGCAGAGCGCGCCGAGAAGGAAAAGGTCAAAAACAAGAACAAGGAACTGGTAAGCGAAAAGCAGGTTGCCAAGCAGGCTGCTGACGATGCCGCTTTGGATGCAGCGGAAAAGAGCGGCGACATTGAAGCCCTCAAGGCAAGTCACGCTCGCGCGCTACGCTCCGAACAGGAAAAGCGGGAAGCTGCTGACGCCGAGTTGCGCACTATCCGCGTCGATAACGAAATCACCCGTGCCTACAATTCTGTCGGTCGTCCTGAACTAGCCGAGCAGTTTATCGACTGGGCGAAGAACCGTGCGAGCTACGAGAACGGCTCTGCGATGCTTTTCGACAAGCCAATTGGCGATGCCATTGGCGAGTATCTGAATAGTGAAAAGGGAGCCCATTTCCGTCGCGCATCGGACAACAGCGGAAGCGGAGCAACGGGTGGTCAATCCACTTCCACAACTACCGCATTCAGCGAAGGCGAGTACATCCGCCGCTACCAGTTGAATCCCATTGAAGCAAAGCAATGGGCAACTGCAAACGGACAGGCTTGGATCACCAAGGACTAAGCCCGTCTAGCACAAACAACTGCCTCCGAGATCAGCCGAATAAATACTTTCGGACTTCCCGAATTGGTCGGGCTCGTCATTTGATCTTGGAGACAAACCTATGGCGACTCCCCGCCTTCAAAATGCTTTTATTAAGCCTGCTTATCAGGCAATGGTGCGTCAGCGCATCCTAAAGAAGTCGGCTATTTTTAATAGCGCGGCAACTCTCCGTACTGCTGAATACGATGCACTTGCAGCCGGTACCGGCACTCAGGCTATCATGCCTTGGCTCGCACCTCTCGACGGCAACGTTGACATCGGCGCACTCGACGCTTCCATCCGTGGCGCTGTTGATCCGCTCAAGATGGGCACGATGGTTTCCCAGAAGGACTTTCTTGCAAAGTCGTGGGGCATCAGCAACCTAGATGCACGTCTCGCTGGCGTTGAGGACGTTCTGGTTCTCCCAACTGCTGCCGACTGGACTGCGGACTACTGGACCCGCGTAATGGAAGACCTCTTGGTCGCAAAGCTGACTGGTGTGGTCGCAGACAACGTTGCAAACGACGGTGGCGATCTGGTCGTAAACGTCGGCAACGACGCAACTGGCGCTGTCGCAGATGCACAGAAGTTCAGCCCCAACGCATTCATCGACGCAATGCTGACGATGGGCGACGCATTCGACGAC